CCCACCTTCGGATCTCTGCAACCGATAGCATATGTACCGCAGTGCGTCCATCGCGTGGTCGTTCCGCTTGAGCGGTACATCCGGCCCGTCCGCCTTGCTGCGGGTGGTGTTCCATACGTAGCCCTCGATCTCGTTGATGAGGTGCCGGCAGCAGTCGTGAACCAGTAGGTGAGGGTTCCCGTTCGCATCGGGTGCCAGGCGCTCTGACACCGAGGAGATACCTGGACGAATCTGGTTCCTCGCCTTGACCGTGCGGATCTCGTGCTCCCTCGCCAGGCTGTGCCGTTCACCCTTCGCTGCCGGGTCGGCTACCCTCCACTCTGGCTCAGGCTCCGTCCTGCCCGTGCCGTCGCAGGTCTCGCACCCAGCACCCTCGCACCGCTGGCACTGCTCGATCCTGATGATGCGCTCTGCGAGCTGTCGAATGGTGAGCCCTGCCCGGTAGACCTCGCGGTGGACGTGCAGCGTGTTGTCCGATGGGTCGAGTGCACACCAGAGCACGCACGCAGGGTTCCGAGTTCCGAAGTCGAGCCCCTGGTATCTGGGCCAGCTCTCGGGAATCGGGTGAGACGGGATGACATGGAGGTCATGCCGCCAGTCCTCGTAGACGCGCCCCTCCAGCGAGGTAAACACGCCCCGCTCTCTGGCTGCCCTCTCGTGTGGCCCGTAGCGGGACAGCAGCTCGTCCAGGTACTCGACTGGGATGTGAGGGTTGTCCCGGGAGCTGAGCGACACGGTGACCGAGCTGGGCTCTGGCTCGTTGACGAACCGCTCCCAGACCCAGCTCTTGCCAAGCAGAGGCGTCATCGTGGAGATCACCCGGCCCGACCTGTCGACCAGGCGGATACGCCCCTCGTTCGAAACGGGCTCGTCGTGCTCCTCGTCTGTCCACCACAGATCCCAATCAGCTCCCTGGAAGGACCTCGCCCGCTGGTCGTTGGACTTGAACAGGATCGTGCCGCCACCGGGCAGCCTGGCCCTGGCCTCACCGTGCCCGTACTGGTTGCTCCACCCCGTCCCGGCAGGCAGGTACGCGGTCACCTTCGGGCGCTGTACTCTCACCGAGTCGTTGCTGGTGAGCGCCGAGCAGCAGACCACGCCCGGCCCTTCCTGGATGGCTGAGAGGTCGAGGCGGTTGAGCTTGCCCCACACCCTGACGGCTGGGTGGTCTCGACCGAGTGCATAGGCCACCGACAGCATGGCTCCGGCTTCCGTTTTCCCGCTGCGGTTCCCTCCGAGGATCAGGGCGTACCTCACCCCGTCACCCAGGGCAGCCTGCACCGCCCGGCGCTGAGAGGTGCGCGGGTTGGACCTGTGCCACAGTTTCGCAGTGGTCAGCGGGTATGCGTCGAGGATGGACGACCGGAACCGGGATAGAGTCGAGAGCCCAGCCGCCACCCCATCCATCAGCCGGCCTTGCCGTGATCCGCGATGCCCTGACCGAACAGGTAGGACACGATGACACCGACCGAGAGCGTGACGGCCTTCTCTGCGCTGATTTCCTCGGTGAGAACACTCCCTACGATGGGAGCCAGAGAGCCGAAGATCGCGGCCCAGAGCTTGCGTGACTTGAGTTTGGACATGGACACCTCCGAGCCGATCATACCCCGTCGTCCGGGTGGAGGGCTCCAGGTCCGGGCTCATGCCCAGCATCCAATGCCCACCGTGTCCACCGACGACGAATCACGTCGCAGTAGCCTGGGCTCAGCTCCAGCCCGTACCCGATGCGTTCGTTCTTGGCTGCCGCTATCAGGGTGGAACCCGAGCCCATGAATGGATCGAGGATGGCATCCCCGGGGTCTGAATAGGCGCGGATGAAGAAGTCAGGCAGGCCGACAGGGAATGCGGCGGAGTGCTCTTGGCTTTGCGTCTTGTCCGCAGCGAGCGCCAGCACGTTGCTCGGTAGCGCGATACCCTCCTCCATAATGTCGTCAGTCGGAGACACGAATCCGGTTTTTGACTTCTTGTTGCCCGCCGAGTAACCGAAAACGCGGTCTGACTTGTGGCCGACACTGCGCGGTCGATGCTTCGGCGTCTCGGTAGAGAAGTGAAGCACCGGCTCCCAACCGTTTTTGAACCGGCCCGCCCAACGGCCGGGCACGCCCTCCCGAGTCCACGCGAACTCATCCACGAACCGCCAGCCCCACCGACGGACGTGAGCTATCGTCAAGTCCTTGACGTACAGCGACCGCTGCCCATCCTCGCAGTGCTCCTTGATGTTGACGAACCATGAGCCATCCTCGGCAAGGTGGGCTCTCACGTTCTCCTGCACCGCATCGAACCAGGCCACGTAGTCATCGGGCGCTATCGGCTTGAACCCGCTGCTCTCGTCGTACTTGCGCTGACTGGCATAGGGCGGGGACGTGAACGCCACATTCACCCGGCAGCCATCGAGCAGGCGCGCCACGTCCTCGGGGTCTCGACAGTCTCCACAGAGTAGCCGGTGTGGTCCAAGCTGGTACACCTCGCCGGCCTGGCTGTCTGGGTTCTCTGGTGGTGGCTCTGGCTCTGGCTCTGGAATGTCTCCCGATTCATAGTCTGGGTTCAGCAGCGCAGACAATTCATCCGTATTCCAGCCCAGCCCATCGAGGTCCAGGTGATCGCTGTCCATCTGTATCAGCAGGTCCGATAGGTCGTCTGACCACTCTGCTATCTCCCCGATCCTGTTGTCTGCGAGTGCCAGCAGCCTGGCATCATCCGGGTTGAGGTCCATCACACGAACCGGCACACGATCCAGCCCGAGGCTAACCGCCGCCTTATGCCTGGTATGTCCGGCGATGATTTCCAGCCCCTCGGCTGTGCGCCTCGCCACGATGGGCGCAGCGAATCCAAACCGCTCTATGGACCTCGCCACCTCTGGAACTGCGTGGTCGTTCTCTCGTGGGTTGTCCTGCCACGGAACCAGATCCTTGGTCGGTATCCACTCTGCCGCTACCTCTGCTGGGTCTGTGTTCCGTCTCATCGAGCACACTCCACAGCCGCCCACCTTGCCCGCGCTATGTCGCAATACTCGGGCTCTCTCTCGATGCCGATCATGGTGAACCCCTCGACGTGCCCGGCTACCAGCGTCGTACCTGAGCCGAGGAACGGATCGAGGATGACCGAGCCGGGCTGACAGCCGACGAGACGACACAGCCACCGCATCAGTCGGGAAGGCTTCACGGTGGGATGGTGGTTGCCTATGCCCTCGTCCACCTCGCACCCCGCCTCCCTCTCTGACCTGGAGGCCTTCGGACAGGCGTAGAGGTTCGCGGGCCATCTGCCGAGGCTGTGCCCCCCTCCATTACCCCGCTTCATAGCCTCACCCCAGATTGCCGAAGTGCCGTTAGGCCGTTCAGTATCGTCGTTATCCTGCGGCCCAGGCCACGCGGTATCTCCATAGGCGTACCGGCACCCGTCGATGTTCAGCGCCCCGGCTCCGTGTGCCAGCACGTTCTCTGCCACCGTGCCGATGAGAGGCTTCCGGGCGAGGATGGCCGGCTCTATCGACGGCTTCAGTGCCGTTCCGAATCCGTCCCATGTGCGTGCGTCGTCGGTGGCTGGAGCGGTGATTGCCCCACCCGCTCGACCCAGTCGCGTACCACCGAGTCCTCCCATGTCGCCGTCATGGCACCCCACCACCTCACGCTTCCACCAGTTAGGGCCGGGCTCGCCCTTGGCTGCGTTCAAGTCCCAGAGGAGCGCCGCGACGTGCTCGGGCGGATCGTCCACGCCGAGGAGGTTGAGCAGCTTAGGCACCTGCTCCATCGTCGGGACAGATGGTTGCGATCCCTGGCTCGTCCAGTGCCCAGCCATCCCGTTGAACCCGAACGCCTCGTCGATGTCCGCGTTGGTGATGCCAGCCGCATCTCGTGCGGATGCCACCCACGCTGTGACCTGTAGCGTCTGATCGCGGTCGTCCTTCATCCGGTCGAGCGCCTTCGATACGTCGTGGCTCTTGGGGAACCCCTGCCACTGTACCCACGCCACGGTATCGCGGATCTCCAGCCCGGCATCCTCCAGTGCACATGCCAGCCGGTGAACGGTCCGGGTCGCAGAGAACGCGACGACATGACCACCGGGGACGAGCACCCGCAGACATTCCCGCGCCCACTCCTCGCCCGGCACGCCAGCGTCCCACGCCTTACCCATGAAGCCGGCACGCGGGCCCTTGCCCTCTGAGCGCAGCCGGTCTATCTCGTCCCACGTCCGGGCGCGGCCATCGGGAGACAGACCATAGGGCGGGTCGGTGACGATGGCGGTCACCGAGGCGTCAGGCATCGAGCGCATCACCTCGATGCAATCCCCGCAGTGGAGCCGGTGCCTTCCAAGCTCCACCACCTCACCGGGCTTGGTGATGGCTGGCACCTCGTCGGGTAGCTCGTCCAGGTCATCGCCCGGGTCGATGGGCTCTGGCTCCTCCACGGGTAACGGCCCTTCGAACACCGACACGAACCCGGAGGCCTCGTCAGGGTCGAACCCATACGCCTCGGGGTCCCAGTCCACGCCCTCGACCGCCTGCCACTCCGCGAGCTGTGCGCCGAGCTGGTCCGGCTTCCAGGTCGCCAGCTCTCCCGTGCGGTTCAGACGGACAGCCAGCTTGCGGCGCTCGGTGGCGTTCTCGCAGTCCACCCACGAGACGCCTATGTCGGTCGCACCCATCTCCGTGGCTACCCGCGTCGTCGCGTTCCCGCCGATGATGATGCGGGTTCGCTTGTCCACCACCACCGGGGCAACGATGCCGTGCTCGGCTATGGACACACGGATCGCGGACAGGTTGCGCTCGTCGTGCCCTCTGGCGTTCTCGGGGTCGAACTTGAGTGAGCCTATCGGCACCATCTCAATATCGTCGGCTTGTCGTCTCACTTCCC